GCACCCTGCGGAGGAGCGGCACCCTGACCTTGCTGATCGGGCATTGCTTGAGGCATCGTTGCCATTGAATCTCCAATATGCAATGCCCCCGCAAACAGAGATCTGTCTGCGGGGGCTACAAACTACGCCTTAATGGCGCTCCTCTTGCCACGGCCTTTGCTACGACCCTTGCGGCCACGGACCTTTTTCAAATGGCTGGCTTTCACTGGGCTGACATGCTTGCGTCTTGCCATGATGTTTTCTCCTTGGGCTGAAATAGAAATGGCTCAAGAGCCATTTCTGGTCTTGAGCCATTGCTGATTCCCCAAGGAGGGGGGGCATGTCGCTCGATTGATTCTGTTACACCAATATTCCGAAACGTTTTTTGTGTCAAGACCAAAATTACAAAATTTTTTCACCAATACCCAGTAAAGCGCGAATTTCGTTTGCCTGGGATTCGGAGATCTTTGTTCGCTGTTCGACGTTTACGCCTTGAACATTGCCCTGGTTATATTGAATAACCATTTTTCCGTTTGTTTTGGTAGCTTTCAGCACTTCATCCACCTGCGAAACGTTAGTGGGCAATTCAATGCTGACTTCGGTCAGGTAGTAGTCTTTTTGCACTTTGATTCCAACAGCCATCGATTTCTCCTTACGATTCCGAAACTACCGTCCGCGGATTTCCGCCTTGAGCACCCTTTTGCCTGAGTTTGGGGCTTTTGCTGCCACTTGGTGGTCGACCACCTCCACCGCCTTTGCCGCCACCGCCGCCACCGCCGCCACCTTTGCCACCTTTACCGCCTTCACCACCCTGTGGCGGTTCTATTCCCAGTTGCTTCATTAATTGCGCAGCCTGTGCGGCAGCAATAATTTTCAACTTCTGCGTTTCAAGTTCTTCATTGAACCATTTTTCGTGTTCGGTGTTGCCAGGCACTTCTCCATAATTCTGTACATCCAGTTTCTTCATAACTGTGGACCACGAAATTGGGGCATTACCACGCTTCAACTGCAGATATTTCATTTGTTCCTGCATTTGCGTAATGCGCAGCAAGGTACTGGGTACAGAAACCAATCGAATCTGCCGCGCAAACCAGCGTGCACGCGTAAGCTGGTCATATTGCGATGGCGTATTCGGAAACATTCCATTCGTCATCTCATCTGGTAAATGACTGGGAACTAATTCGTCAGGGTTAAAATCAAAAACTTCCCGAGCGATATTGTCTGGTCCGACATATTCCATAATCCGGCTTACATTGAACCATTGCAGAATCAGAAATTTCATTCGATAGCCAATTGCCTTGTTTGCCTTTTCGATGCGTGCGGCAATCCCCTTTGCAATTGGACCGATTGACTCCAACATCTTGTCTGCCGTATCATTGGCAATGTTGGCCTTCATATTTTGAAGATTGCCCAGATCCGTAAGGCCCAACTGAGACTGCTTACACTCCTTCAAATACTTCAAAAAAGTAAAGTGTTCGTTACTTACGCGAACTTCTTCCGGCAATACTGATTGCAAAACGTCTCTTGGTTTGCCATCCAGTCCAATCCGAACATCCTCTTCGAAAATGTCAAAGTGTTCAATCTTTGGTCCACCGGTTTCAGTGTGGTTATATCCCATCGGTGGATTGAGCGTTGCAGTAATAACCTGATCAATTTTCCGTTCGATCTTGCGTGTTGTTGACTCAATAGAACCTACATCGCCCACCAAAGACCGACCTAAAGGCTCCCATGCCCAATCATCCACAACATATTGAATGATCGGTATCTTTCCGTCCCAATCAAAAGCCGGGCCATCGTACATAGGCCGGTCAATTCCTGGTGAAGTAATTATCAGCCGCAGATTGGGATAGACGCGGCAATCTTCTACTGTTGCCGGACGCATAAAAGGCATACCATTACGCATCCCACCAAAAATTGGCTGGCCAATGGATGGGACTTTATAAAACCAAGTTGTTCCCACATCTCCCATCGGCAATTCATAACCGGTATTATTGATGCGCAGATCCCTGACAAATGTGTAGCGAATTTCTGAATAAAGATTTCCAAAGCTGCGGCCCTGATCTCCATACCGATACCGTTCGGCATAATCTATCCGTTTAGCCTGCACTTATGTCTTGTAGCTACGCGGTCCAACGGTCTGCAATTCGCTTTGGAAAAGCGGAAAGCGCCCATGCGCTTCGGCAATCGGCATATAGTCGTAAATCGTAACGGCATAAGCATCCTGCACATCGTTGCTTCTGGGAATCTGAACAGGAACCACATCCAAAAGTCCCAAGGCTTCAAAAACCATTTTGCGTTCGCCATAGCCATATTCATCAGCTCGCACTTTTGGCCACAGATAGCCAATGCCCATCACGCTGGCATACTGCAAAACTTTGAGAATCTGAAAAGGAAAATCCGATTCCAAATAAACACACTTTGAAACCTTGGTTAGCATTTCAGCGAATTGTTTATAAGCTGGTATGTCCGATCCATAACCAGCAATTTCCCGGACTTCAGCCAACGTCTCGCAGAATTTTCGAATATCATATTTCAGTTCGTTGGTAATTAACGTGGAGCGAGACTTATCTCTGAAAACAGCATCAAAGATACGCATGTTTTGGCCCAACTCTTTGTAGCAAAGCTGTCCTTCAAGAAATCCTTCTCCTTCCTGAATTTGTTCTTCAACCCAACCGACACGTGTGCTGCCGGAACTTTCAAATTTTGGTACTTGCCATTGGGTTGTTTCAGGGTCCATGCGCGCATAGTAGGCAAATATAAGTTACCCGTCTACACCAATTTTTATTAGCGCAGACCTTGGTCAAATCAGCACGCTACAAACATTCAATTAAGTTGAATAACGACATGTAACATTGAATTTGACCAAACACTCGACATTGACCATAATTTCTTTCCTTTTTCTTTATTTGGTTGTATATGCATGTGTCCGCAGGCATTTTGAGAAAACACATTGCATACCTAAATACCAACTAATGTCCTTGTTCATATCCTTCGTTGTGAAGATAGCTGATTCTGTTCATCTTCGTTCTGTCCGGTCGTTTGTCATACGACTCCAGATGGCAACGCAGAAATTCCCGATTCAAATTGTTTCTGGCATTCGTCATCTGATGAAGAATGTGGCTACGCAAGTTGGCACGGATCGGACCTTCGATTATTTCCCGCTGCTCATCTTCCATCTGAATCTTGATTGCTTCCTGCTTACGCATACGTTCTGACCACACTTCCGCCTCGTGCGCAGAGTTACAAACAATCTTTTCAAATCCATAAGGAGCCGGATAGTGTTCGGGAAGTCCCATACGGATCTCCCCCGTTGTTCCGTCATACCAGTAAACTATTTTTGTTTTTAGTTGGGCGCTCAATTCATTCCTCCAACAGAAACCTCATTCACAGAACATGGTTTCATAATCAGCGGCGGATTTTTTTCCTGTGGCAAAGCGTACCGCTTTTGTGCCCGGTCCGCAAGAATATCAAAATCATGTGCAGTAAAAAATGATTGTGCTGCGGCGCGCACGCGGTCATCATGCTGTCCACTGCGATGTTCCATTTTGGATATTCTGCCAGCCGCCGCATGACGTTCCAGCGTCTTCAATTCCTCAATCAACCATTTTGATGCTGGTCGATACCAGCCACCATTAACAGCTTCCGTAAAGCGAGTCATCAAGATCGGCACGCTCCACACATTGGAATACCAGCCTTGTTTTTTTCCTGAATCGTCTTTGATTTTTTTGCTATCATAACGCCGCGGAACATGATGCCAATGGAATCCCATCAGCTTTAGTTGATGCTGGCATGTATCACCAGGTCGTCCAATTTGTTCCACACAGAATTTTACGCCGCGTGAATCCTGTGTACGCTCTCCATACCAGGCTGCCATGCAAGCTGCAAATCCTACAATCTGCGCAGAATTGATCCGGTTCGATGTCAACTCGGCAACTTGATAATCGAATTCATCGCCAAATCGATTCCGTGTCATTGATACGCAGGTTCTGTCTTCATCTTCCTTGCCGAGTCCATCGGCTGTGTCGATCCCGCAACTGTAGCTGTAACCGGCTTTGGGTTCTTCGTACACCAGAAACTTGTCAAAGGTCTCCGTTTCAATTTCTTCGTTGACCGGCAAAAGTGGAATCAGTACCCATTTGTATTGCTGACCACGGTCTGAATTCCACAGAATTCGAATGCGGTCTTTGTCATAGTCGATGATCGAATCATCCGGCTCAAAACCGTCATCGATGGAATCGCCGGTTATCGCATACGCCTGAACTGGTTTCTTTCTCTCTTTATTATCGCTTTCCACTTCATAAACATGGTTCTCAATTTCCTGAATTGTTTCCAGATCAAAAACGCTGTCGTGGACTCCCGTTAAAGCTTCAAAGTCATCGGCAGCCATCTGTGCCAACCAGATTTTTTGTGTGTGATTTTTGCAAGCCTGCAGATAATTGAACTCCCAGAACCATTGTTGTTCGATCGGCATTCGCCAATCTGCTCCCACTACGTTGGCCAGATAGGCAGTATTGCGGATGTAGAGTTCACAACGTTGTACATGCTTTCGTGTTACTTCCTGTCGCTTTCTCATAAATTCAGCAGGTACAGGAAATTTACGCACCCAGTCTGGTTCCGGATACAGATCCGGGACCATTGCCCAGGGAATAAAGACCGGACACAACCGGGATTGTCCTTTCGGCCAATCGGCCTTTGCCGAACGCCACGTATTTGCCAGCCAGCCAGTATTGCCGCCTCCCGTTCCCTCAAAGACCATGAACAGATTGCGCGATGAGTGCGTGGCGCGCAGCAGACCTTCCTCAATTACCTTTTCCGGCTTGGGAATATCAGCGAGCTCACTCACGTGTATACAGTTATGGACAGAGCATTGCAATGTTGTGAAAGAATGCGCTGCATCATTTACTTCCACGTCATAAAACGATTCGCTAAATCCTTCATCAACTTTTTCGATCTTTACATCAATAGCTGATCCATCTTCGCTGTAATGCCAGTGACGAGCTTTTTCGTTGGATGGGATGTGTTCAAGGTTGAATGCCATTCTGTAGCGATAACCACACATCCCCACCATTACAAGTTTCCAGGTTTCGTGCTTTTTACCACCCCATGGTGATTGCATAGCTGCCTGGTGGTAAATCGATGCCCATCCGAAACCTAGTGAAGCTACCAGATCGCGCATCTGAAGCGTGATGGCTTCGCAGATACAGGGAGCAATGACGTGATTGGAGTTTTTTTCGCAATGGCCATCGCCATCGAGATAACCCTTTAAAAAATAAAGGCAAAAGTCGCGGCCCACTGTCCAAATCCAATCTGGTACATGCTTGTCGTATTTGCGACCAAAGTTTTCTGCTAACCAGCGTGCCAACCATGCGCAGGAGACGCACACCTGTGAGCCATTTTCACCGTGGTTCTTTGTGTGTATATGCTGGTCTTCGCCCAGCACTGCCCTGATTGCTGTTTCAGTACGCACAGCCTCACGACGATGCACGCTAAAAATTACTTCCGACAAATATGGATTTTTGTTGAATTTTCCTATTCCGCTTTCATGGCATGATCCTTCAGCAAGATAAAGCCCGGCAAGGTAGGCAACTGCTGGCGAATACGTCAGTTCAAATTCAATCGCATGCGCTGCATCAATCTTTCCGCGCAGCATTTTTTGTAATGGTTCTCCATCGTTTTCAGCGCGGATTTCGCGGACTGGATAACGCACAAAATCGCCTACGCCTAAATCTTCTGCTTCGCACCAACCATCCGGAGTCCAAACACAATGATCGAGAGTCGTTTCAAGCGGCAGATAGCATCCCCACAGTTTAAGTATTCGTGTTGGTTCACCATGACGCGAAGTTTCAAAGGAACACTTCACTGCTGCCAATCGACCGTCATGGGTCAGAACTTGGTCACCGGACACAAGATCTTCAATGGCTTTTACACCACCATTGGCAACACGTACTGGTGTACCCGGTACCAGACACGTTGGCGTCCAGCCCTGTGCGATACCGGTTGCCTGCATACCAGATTGAATGGAGAGAACTGAACCGTTGTCATAGGCACCCTTCGGCAGACGACGCGGCACCAGCCACCATGGACAGCGATTGTATGCTGTGTCCAGAATCCGACCGATTAATTCTGACTTATCAGATTGCACGGAAGCCATCACAGCCTGAGTATGCGGAACGAAGAGCAAACGATGAAGAAATTTCAGCGCAGTTTTTGTTGTGACGCCAACTTGTCGCGCCTTGAGAATCATCAGTTCGATGGAGACCTGCTTTTCGTCAAAGCCTGCAATAACTCCATCAAAGATTTTTTGGGACAATCGATTTTGAAATTTAAAAATCTGACCTTTTTCGTCGCAGACATAAGCATAGCGACTTTCAAAATAGCCGGAATCCAGACCACAAAGGGCCTGCTCATTCTCGATCCAGCGCCAGATTTCCTTTTGACGTTTCTGCGTGATGGGCCGTTGCAACGTGACATAAGAAGATCGGGAATTGCTCTCGATCTTAACCAGAGAATCAATGTACTGCTTGAACTCCAGCACCTGTTCCAGAGAATGGTAAACAGGCATCCAGCCTTCACAGGCTGTAAATTCGTCCAGATTGCGTAGAACAATCCGTTCGCTGTACATTGATCTCCGGTTTGAAGAACGTCAGAACCTATGCCTTCACAGCAGAAGTCTTTGCAGCTCGCTTTCCCAGCGTTTTGATTCGTGGCGTCATCTTCTTCAGTTGAACGAGTTTGGTCGAGTAGATCTGCTTGCCCTTTTTGGTTTTTGCCATGGCTTTCCTCCCTGGAACTGACTACAAACAGAAATGGCCCAAGCCATTTCTGACTTGAGCCATTGCTGATTCCCTGGGGGGAGGGCATGTGTCTCGACTGATGCTTTACATTTATACCGAATCTTTTTTGGCGTCAAGGATCATTCTATCATTCCAACAATTTCTGTCGAATCGGTATCAGTTTTTCCTGCATGGAACTTGCCATAGGAAAAAGTTCGTCCAGATCATCGTCCCCATCAAAGACGGCATTCGGCTCTGACTCTTCTTTCTCCCTGGTGCCAGATGCTCCAAAGACAGCCTTACCGATAAATGTTGGTCCCTTGGGTGACGGCAGGAAGCCGAGTGCGGTATCGATCGCATTTCTGTCTTTATCACCACCAGGCAACTGACCATACGTAATGCGTGCTTTGGTGATCAATGGATGAGAAGAGAGCGCAATCACTTTTACCATGCTGGCGGAGGCGGATTGCATTGCAAACAGAATTGATCCCGTCAACTGCCGAATATCTAATCTGGCAGCAATCGCCACAGCTTCCCAGGGAACTCTTTGCCGGTCTCCATCGGGAATGGAATCGTATTTTTTAAGAAAAGCCGCAATCACTTCATCCTGTGCCGAAAAGCGCATTGCATTGAGAACGCCTTTCAATCCACCCTCAGCATTTTTAAAAAGAGGCGTGATCTGCGGAGCTGCCGCAACTTTTTCAGGATTTACCTTCAGGCGTTTCAGGGCTTCCGCCACCCGATTCTCTTTCTTCAGTGGTCTCGGAACCTGCCTGACGTTCAATAAATTCTCTTTCCCTGAGTCCGATCCATTCTTCAATCGGTTCGTTGCTTGCTCCTTGTTCTTCGCGGATGAGGTCTTCTTCGGTTGGGACACGAGTGACAATCGCTTCCCGCTTTTTCCCTGGTTCTGGCCATTGTTTGGCGAATTGTCTTTTTTGCGTGTCATGGATACCTGCCAGTGCTTCTGCAATCTGTTCAAATGCTGCCACAAATCGTTCTTCCAACTCTGTCATCATGGCAGATTCTCCTGTTTAATGCCTTGTTCCTCGATCCATTCATTGCGCTCTCTCAACGATTCCGCTGCTCTTTGCTTGGTTAAGCAGGGTTACTTCAGTAAGGGAACCATTCACAATCTTCAATTCGCCTGATGTCCCACCTGTTGTGAATGTACGGATTTCCGTTTCAAAAGGCAGTTCAAGAGTCAGGTTTGACTTCTCAGATGCTGCTTTCATCGGATTGCTGCAGTCTCTGTGTTCACAGCAATACCATGGAGCAAACCAGCCCACCTTAACGCTGTGCCATTTATGCGATCTGAGAATTCGTTTATGACACAAGCGGCAGATACGATGCGGATCGCGCGGTTGATTGAAGATCCTGGTGAAACGTTCCAGCCATGTCAATTTCTTCCGCTTCATACTGAACCTTCTCCGCGCGTGCCGCCGCGCATTTTCCCGGAGGCAAATCCGGAAACCTTATCAAGCCAACTGCATTGTCAGGCTATATCCAATTCGTCTGGCTTTCCGGATTCAGACACGACCGTTCGTCTGGCATAGTGCCGCTTCTTGACGACAATCTTCCCTTCATCATCCTTGGTCAGTGTTGGCACATCCTGTCCGCTGCGCTCTCGCACTGCATTCAGCCGCGTCTCCAGAGGAATATCAACACGCGCATCCACCACAGTTTCCTTCACCGCATCTTTGTCCAGCGCAGAAAAATCAACTCCTGCAGGCGCACCCACAATGATCTTCGTCTTCACCTGCGCCAGATCCAGCCCGCGCAAATTCAGATGTATTTCAATCCAACCATCGTAGCCACCAGGATATGCATCCGATCCCCGCAAATTGCAATCCCCGCGAAGTTTGCTATCCGTCTGGTCCAGTACGTCGTTGATAATCTCTTCTCCCGTCAAACCTTCTACGTAATCGTCTTCCACCCCATACCACCTTTCCTGATTTATGCAGCCCTCTCCCGGTCATACTTCGCCTTCAACGCCTGAAACTTCCTCAACGTCTCCGGCCATGGACTTACCTTCCCTGCCTCAATCTGCTGAACCGTTCTGCGACTCAACCCCAGCACCTGAGCCAGCCTCACCTGCGTGAACAGATTCTTTTTGCGAAACTCCACCCACTCGTGGCGCCGCTGTACACGCTCCTTCAAATCTTCTTCGCTCGGCTTCGGTCTCGGCATACCGCCCTCACTGCTTCCTAACTTCCATCTAATTCTGCGCCTTGTCAAGACCATTTTCATTTCCACTACCAACTAACTCCAAAGTTCCACATGGAACCTCTGCGCCCCGCGAAATCCGCTCCTCTCCACCTACAATCCTTCCTAACTCTGCGCCTTGATAACTCTGCGCTAAATCTGCGCTTTTCAATTTTCCACCTAAAATTTTTCTGCATAATACTCTGCGCTTAAACTGCGCTCACACCCCTCCCACCCAAAATATTTTCTACAGACCAAAGGCGTCATAGGCATCGCCACCCCCCCCTGGGCCCTGACAACCAAAACGCGACAATAGAGGCCGCTTATCCACCAATCAGAGACAAACCGGCCCCCACCGTGCGCTCATCAGCTGGTGTGGTTGCTATCAAGGGATTCAAACGTGCATCATATATATAGAGATACAAGACAAACACGCGAAACTATCCACAAACATATACAGAATTCCGCGCCATGGTCTTCCAGCACACCACACAGACTCTGTATACATGCGCTTTTTGCTGTATACATGCGCCTGCTCTGCGCATCTACGTGCGCACCGCGCAGCGCTCACGCACCTGCAAGGCAGCTTCAGGCGTTGTTCTGCGCTCTCTTTTGATAGGTGCCCATGAATTTCGTCTGGACAGCGAAAAGGTTTCATTCGTTGCAAGTGTTTTGCGGTGCTCACTGCGCACATTTGGAGTGCAGTTGTTGAGTAAATATCAGGTTTTGATGATATTCGCGTGAGAGGTGCGAGAAAGTTTTTTTGTGGAAGAGGAGAAATACAGAGAGAGTGTGAGTGTATTGAGGGACTGTATCAGGCTGGCGGTTTTCGGCGAGTATCGGTGATGCGGGGAGTTTTGTGTGTGCGCAAAGCAGGCGGGAGTTTCGGCGCAAATGCTACCTTACTACTGCCAGCCATATAGGCTTTGTTTGCTATTTTTATCTGTTTGCGTGTTTTCATCCTCATCGTGATGCGCCCTTTTGTTCCACACGTAGTTAATCTACACCATTACGGTGATTATCACGTTTTGGTGATATTCAGAGGAAAGGTGCGAAAGCAGAGAGAGTATGTGTATATGGGGAAGAGTTGTATGTGGGGGCGCGGTTTTCGGCAGGCGTAGGCAGTCTGGATTCTGGACTGGCTAGCCAGATCTTAGTATCTGGTGAGCGCGCTGGCGAGTGCATCCGCGCTCTACCATGATGCGCTGGATCTCAGGGTTTGCCGGACGCCCACCACGCTTACCATTTTCGCGAGCTGCGGCGGTTTTGGCTGCGCTGCAAATGCTACCAGCTTTAGAGCAAATTTCAGAACGTGTCATCATTTGTGCCTCAGTCGGTGCCCGCGTATCAGCCCACGGGCGGGCGGTGGATTATCGATTGCGCCAATACTCGGCATAGTCGCGCTGCTTTTTCGCTTGCTCTTTGTAGTGCATGGCTAGGGCAGGCTCACTTATGGCCCATGCATCATATTGCTTTGCTGCTTCCTCATGCATTTGTGCGACCCGGTTTCTGTAATCTGCATTGCTCATGTTTTTGTCTCCTCAGTAGCAAATTGTGATGTTTTAATTGTCTGCTCTTATGTTGGGTTTGTCAAGGGGGAATATGAGTAAATATCACCTTTTTTCAATATTTAGCAATGTTAGCGGGTTTATGGCGACTTCCGGCCAGTCCGGATTCGGCAGCATATAATTTCCCCATGAGCAAACTGTATAAAGAGATATTGCAAGGAACGGCAGAAGCTCGCGCCTATATGGAAGGTGAGCGGGAAGGCTATAGGGTCACGCTTCCAGAGGCAGTGAATGTATGCGGTTTGCATAAAGAATCACATTTGAGCCAGGACCATAACGCAATTGGGGCAGAATCTGAAGCCGATAAATAGATTATGCAGCAGTCCAGAATCTGGACTCTATTCTGCTTTCGGCGGTTTGCACATATAGCACTTACAGCCAGGCGCATGGGCCGGGCGGTTATAGTTCGCAGTCTCCGGCGGGTGCGGTGCGGGCTGGCGGTTGGGCTGTGGCAGGATCCCGCTTTCTAGCAGATTTACGATAGTTTGCTGTTTGGTCTGGTCGCGCTTTTTGGCGTACGCTTCTAGCGCTGCATACAGCGTATCGGGCAGGCGAACAGAAAGCATCTTAGACATAGAGCAACTGTATTCCAGGACGCGGTTTTCGGCACAAAAAAACAGCCCGCCGGGATCCGGAAGGCTGCAGTAGTCCAGAATCTGGACTGGCTAACTATTAGGGATTTTCCGCGCGCGCCAGTAAGATCCATCCTCATACAATTCCCAGCCCGCCGGGAGCACCGCTGCGCATTCTTCCCGGTTGGGAGACGGTTTAACAGCTTCTTTGGTGTGTGGATCCGTCGCAACAAACGAGAGATTCCCGTCACCAGGTGCGTATGAATGGATTACTGCGATACGGTCCCCGTCCTCATCCCTGCGGTCAACCATCGGGTACGTCATGTTTCCTCAATTCTGCCGGATTACCGGCAATTATCTGCAAATATCTGGTTTTTTTGATATTTGCTTACACTTCCCACTATACCGGATCACTTTTCCAAAAGTAAACACCTCAGTGCTGTTATTTATTTTCACTTTCGTGCGTTATTCTATTGACACTACAGTACCAATAGGCGCAGTCTGTAGATGCAGCATGGATGAGCGCTTCACCGCTCACAGCTAGGAAAGGATCAAAATGGAAATTTTCCTCTTTGCACAGCCTTCGCCCGTTGAGCCAGTCAGACAGCCCATCGGCCCGCACTTTGATTATGTGAATCAGGCGTGGACAGTAAACGGGCGGTATGTCGTCTGTGAGCATCCCGGAAAATGCAATTGCTACGGCACGCAGCACGCGGGCGAACTCGCACCGATTGAAAATCTTCCCACAGCAACAGAATGCAACTAACACACAATCCGGAAAGGATTATCACATGCCATACACAGACACAGAACGCAAAGCAATTCAAGTGCAAATGTTTGGCTGCACCACGGAATCAATCGATGCAGCTATAACGGCAGGAAACACGCCTTTGTCTATGGCAATGTCTCTGCTGTCAGATGTACAGGAAATGCTCATTATGGATCCGGACGATGACCGGATCCGCCAAACCATAAACCGCGCAAAGTATTTGATTGACAAGGCACGCAAGGATTAGACGGGGTTTTCCCGTCCATCGGGTAATCGGTCCCGATGCTGAATGAGCGCGGCCAGCGGCCAGAGCGCGAAACGGGAACCACGGAAAACATAGTTCCGAGAATCAGGGGATTCAGAATGAACACTTTCGCACACAATTTTTCTATCGGCGCGGCAATTAATCCCGGAGTAGCTCTCCGCCAGCAAACTCCGCTCACTTTGGATGCACTCCGCCACTTTGCACCATCCGCTTTCGCCACGGCTGCCCACGAATCGCGCTCTCTGCGCTATACCTATATCCCAACTTCCGAGATTATCGCCGGTCTCATGCGTGAGGGATTCCAGCCATTCAAAGCCACACAAGGCCGCTGCAGGGTTGCGGGCAAAGCCGATTTTACAAAACATATGATCCGCTTTCGCCATCCGGATTCCTTCAATGCAATTCAGCGCGTAGGCGATTCCGTGCCGGAAGTGGTTTTAGTAAATAGCCACGATGGCACCAGCGCATACAAACTTTCCGCCGGTCTGTATCGGCTGGTTTGCTCCAATGGCCTTATGGTTGCCGATTCCACAGTTCAGATGCTTTCGATTCAGCACAAAGGAAACATCGTCGACGAAGTGATTGAGGGAAGTTTTCAGATTGTTCAGCAGTCTGAAAAAGCGCTTGCGCGGGCCGATGAATGGAACCAGCTTCAGCTTACGGCGGGCGAGCAGGAAGCCTTTGCAGAGGCGGCTCGCCATTTGCGCTTTGCAGACGTGGAAGGGGTGATTAAGTCATCCAT